AATACCCATTGTTTGCAAAATTTCTTTTTGATTCTCAACTGTAAAATCACCACTAATAAAAAAACCTGTATTTTTTCCATTTGGATTTATCAAGGGTCCAATTAAATTAGAGCTATTATCTAGTGAAAATATTTCTGGATTTGTTCCTATGATGGGTGCATTCTGAATATCTCCTGGAATTGTTCGATAAGGCCAGTTAGTATAATTACTCCATTCATTTCGCATATATACATCATTTCTCTGCAGATACCACATCCAATTAGCCACCATTCCGTTGGATTGAACTTTGATTTTTTTGGAACCGGTGACATTTTCATAGTTGTATTCAAAAATATCTTTAATTAAATAAACTTGGTTCTCCGCCGTGAAAGTTTTAGTTTCCTCTTTGGACAAAAAACAATAAGTTGCTAAAATGTGAATATCCGCGTTCCATCCATTCATAATGTTTGGATACTTATCCTTGGTAATTATTTCGGAAGGTGGGGTTTGTAAAAAACGATAAAGCTGAAATCGGTCTTGAGTAAAGTCAGGTCGAACATATGGATAATTATTGACGTCATCAAAAACATCACGAACCTGGTAAAGTTCTTCAATGGGTCTTAAAGTAACATTAATGTAAAGCTCGTTGTATTGTAGAGAAGCCATTGGGAAAGCGCATTTGCTGTCAAGGGTAAACCACGCATTAATAGGAATATACAGCGTCCTACCTCTTATTGATGGTTCAGCACCCAAAGTGCTTGTAGTGTAAAATGCAGAAGGATATGAATTTGCACGACCATAACTATTTGCTGGGTCATTTATTTCGCTAATATTTCCAGACATTTGATTAAAAAGTCCTTTCTTGGACTCGTTGAAGTCACGTTCGACCATTGCGGCTAAATAATCGCCGGAGTATTTTTGCAATGTGAAGTTTCCACACTTGATTTCAATTTCCTTGATAATGTGTGTGCCAATGTCTTTGATCCAGCGGAAATCGTAGGATGCCCATTTATTGTTTGTTTCCGCGCATGGGTGATAGATAGGGCTCCAAATATGAGGTAGTGTAATAACAACGTATGTGTCCATAAGCAATTCAGCATACCGAGGCATTTTGAAAGAAAACGTGGATGTTTCTGATGTTCGCAAATCGCGAAGACCATCATAATCAATCCTGAATTTTTGAAGACCAAAATTGGTTATTTTTTTATAGGTTGCTTTGAAGAGAGTTTTTTGTTCATTTCCACCTTGAATAATTGTATTATTTGCTCCTTCAGCAACAAGATTTAGTAATCCACCAGCCATTGTATATTGTATAATACAATGATGGATTTAAATTTATTTAATCTAGAATAAATATATATGCATCCAATTAAGAAATTTTTGATTTTAGTAATTGTATTAATTGCAATTTTTATCATTTACAATTTATTAAAGTCACGCCAAATTATCAAAATAAATTATGAAAAAGAAAAAAAAGAATTGAAAGAGGGATTTGAAACTGGTTCAAATGATGCATCTGGTGTGCAGAATGCATCTGGTGTGCAGAATGCATCTGGTGTGCAGAATGCATCTGGTGTGTCAATATCTTCAATTCCACGCAAATATCTTCGCCTACCAATTCGCGAATTTATTGTGAAATCATCATACAATAGTGCAATCAATAATGAAAATATTGCAGAGAAAAAACAAATTATGGCAGTTTTAGAGCGAGGTTGTCGGCTTCTTGATTTTGAAATTTATACACGAAACAATATTGAGTATGTTTCTTATTCGGAAGACAGTGAATACAAAAGCATGGACACTGAAAACGAAAGTAAAAATCGATTATCTTTGAGCGATGCATTCAGTACAACAATTGGATATGCATTTACAACTCCATCACCATCACCCAATGACCCATTATTTATTTCACTAAGAATTAAAAACAACTCTGCGGAAACATATTCGCGCATTGCAACTCTTATTGATTATGCATTTAAAAATCGTTTATATCAAGGCAATGTCACTAGTGCAACACCATTGGAACAAATAATGGGTAAAGTGATTATTATATTAGATAGAACTAGTTCGCCTGAATACAAAAGCTATATAAATTGTTCTGATACTACTTGTTACAAATTAACCAAATATGTTAATATGGAAGCGGGAACAATTGGGTTTTCAAAATACACATATACAAATTTAGAAACACTTCCCCAAAACTTGGTGATGCCAAGTAAAAAAGGAATAAAAACAAATATTAAAACGTTTATGATGATAACACCCATCCAATTGGATCAACTTAAACCACCAAATGCAGAGAATACGGTTTCTAAATGGTTTCCGCAATTTCTTCTATATAAATTTTACAAACCTAGTGAAGAATTGACAGCCTATGAAAATATATTTAATGAAAACCAGACAGCTTTTGTACCAGTTTCAACTGTTATATCAAACAGTCGAAAAAAAAATTCTGCACCTGTATAATTATTATATATGTTAATTGTATATGAACAAATATAATACATTAATATGCAACAATAAAATGAGTTTTGATGAATGTGAGCTCGCAATTTTACGCCAAGCCGTAGATGAAAGTGAATTAACAAAAGCCAAAAAAACAGTTATGAACGAAGATGTTAAAAAAATAATTAGCATTTTAGAAAACTTTTTGCAAAAAAAGCCACTAATTTGTTATGGCGGAACTGCAATTAACAATATTTTACCAAAACAAGACCAGTTTTATGATCGAGAGATAGAAATCCCAGATTACGATTTTTATTCAAAAACTGCACTCAATGATGCAATTGAGTTGGCAAATATTTATGCAGATGCTGGATATAAAGAAGTTGAGGCAAAATCAGGTATGCATCACGGTACCTACAAAGTTTTTGTAAATTTTATTGCAGTTGCTGATATAACACAATTGCACGAAGATATTTTTAACACTTTATATAAAGATGCAATTAAAGTTGCAGGAATAAAATATGCTCCTGCCAATTTTCTGCGTATGAATATGTATTTAGAGTTATCAAGACCCATGGGTGATGTGAGTCGTTGGGAAAAAGTTTTCAAGAGATTATCCTTGTTAAATAAACATTATCCAGTAAATCCAACAACTGATTGTGACAAGGTTGAGTTCCAGAAAAAAATGGAAGAAGATACGATTCGTTCTATTATCAATAGAGATAGCATTAATAGTAAAAGTTTTTTGAATATGACTATTAAAGATGTAGAAGAAGATATCCATATTATTATTCGAAATTCTTTAATTTCATTGGGTGCAATTTTTTTTGGTGGATATGCGTGTTCTCTTTACTCCAAATATATGCCAGAAAATGAAAAACACAAAGTATCAAAAACAGCGGACTTTGATGTAATTATTGATGACATTGACAAAGCTGCTATTATCGTTAAAGAACAACTTGAAAATAAAGTTAATGAAAAAATTACGTTAATAGAACACGCTGAAATTAGTGAAATTATTCCACGAAATATTGAAATTAAGATTGGTAATGATTCTGTTGCATTTATTTACGAACCGATTGCGTGCCACAGTTACAATAAAATTGAGATTGAAAATAAAGAAATCAACATTGCAAGTATTGATACAATGTTGTCGTTTTACCTGGCATTCCTTTATTCAAATAAAGAGTATTATAAAAATAAAAACAAGATTTTGTGTATGGCAATGTTTTTGTTTGACGTTCAACAAAGAAACAGACTTAGTCAAAAGGGATTATTAAAACGTTTCTCGATTGATTGTTATGGAAAACAAAAAATGTTGGAAGACATTCGAACCGAAAAGGCGGAAAAATTCAAAGAACTGATACCCAAAAAAGGTACAGTTGAATATGATGAATGGTTTTTAAAATACAATCCAAATGATAAACGCAAAAAAACAAAAGGAAATCAAAAAAAAAACATAATTAAAGAGATAATTTTGTCACCAGATGTAATTCGAAAGAAAAAACAACAGAAAAAAACAACCGTTAGTAAAAAAATTAAAAAATATATTAAACAAAAATCTGTCAAAAACAAAAATGAAAAGAAATTTTTATTTTAAAAAATAGTATATATATGAACAAAAAAACAAGAAAAAATAAAGGTGGTCAAAATACTTTTTTGCAACATTTGAGTAAAATGTATAACGACTCTCAGTATAAACAAAGTTTTTTACAAAAATACAAAGATTACAAAACCAATCAAGAAATTGTAGAAAACATAAACAAAACGCCAAGTTACAAAAGTGATTGTGAAAAAATAATTAATAGTGATTATAATCATCTAAGTGATAATGAAATAGATATGTTATTCATACTTTGCAATACATTTAATTTAGACAAAACTCTTATGAAATTATATTCAAACATGTCACTTAAACAAAAAAAAAAAGTTTTTAAACATGTTAATAAAAAAGATCATAATTGGGAATTTGCATCAACAATTTCTTTTGTTTTGTATTCAGAAAAAAACTTAGATGAAGATTTAATCAATTCAATGTGTATTTTTTTGCTAGCATTGCCAAAAAAAAAACAAGTTTTTTATATAAACAAATTTTACGACAACAATAATGAGTCGTCATCTGATAAAACAGAAGATTATACAGGTACAGATGAATACACTGATATAAATGATTTTGATGTTTCAAGTATAACATTTGAATATTTAAGCAACGCACTTAAAATGTCCGAAAAAAAACAAACCCACAAAAGAAAACCAAAATTAAGATAAATAAATTTTTTTGTAAATTTGCTGCATATAATAAATAGTTTTTATATGTTCGCTATCCGAAAGACACCTATAATGGTATATTTCTTTAAAATTGTCCTCTAATATATTTAATATATCTGGATCATCTGTGTATGAAAATGTAACTCGCGAAATATACGACATTTTGACATACTTTTGCATAATTTTTCCAACTGCTACATCATCAAATAATGTTAAGTCACTTAACATTTCATCATAATGTTCTAAAAATGTATCACACGCTGATCGAGATAAAACATATCCGGACCCAGATGCAAACCAGTATTGGTCAAATGCATTTTCCAATTTCCCCCCATATTCAGTTGGATTTTTTTCTAGATATTCAAGCATTGTATCAAAATCAAAAATGGATGACAAATTGGTTCGGTAAAAATAATCAAAATCGCATGTTGTGCAAAAATATTCCATAGCTCCGCGTGTTTTTTCTAAAATGCCCGGAATAACAGTTTCTACACCATATTGGTAAAGTGTGGCAGTTGCCTCATCTAAATAATATTTTTCATCTTTTGGAAACAATGTTTTGTCGTCAGAATATCTCAAAAAATACACATAAACATTGGGTTCTCTGCATTTTCGAAACAAATTCCAAATTTCCCGCATCTGTGTGTAAAGTGGATTTGACCCACCATCCAACACAGTCATAATAATTTTCATTATATATTTACCATAAATATATAATGAGGTAAAAACAAACTCAATTTTTTTTTATTTTTTTTTATTTTTTATATAATTCAATGGATTTGTTGTAGCTATATCGGATTTCTCTAAATCTTCACTAGAAAGACCCCATTGAGATACTGCACAGTCATCAAGAGATTGTGTAACCGTGTCTTTTTCCAAAATAGAAACATTGTCCCAGGGGGTTTCATGAAACTTGATATCTTCATTAATTTCGTTTTGAAGTGTTTTTATTCTATCCAGGAGTTTGGTGAAATATTTGAGTTGCGTATCCTGAAAAAAGTTGCAATAACTGGTATATAGTTCTATTTGGTCTTTCAAAATTTTGTTGTCATATTCCAAAGTATTGATAAAATTGGCAATTCGAATCCCGCTTTGCAACTTGAATTTGTATTTATTGATGGTGGCTTCATTTTCTTTCAACAATTTAATTAAACATATAATTAATTCAACCGCATTGTCATGTACTAAATAAATATTTTCCAAAGCATATTCACAAAATGGTTCTAAATCATTATATACGGGGTGTTGTGTCATAGTTGGAATATCAATCTTGTAATCTTCAAAAAGTTTGTACAACATATTATACAAGTTATAATAGTCGCAGTAAGCACGATTGGACAACATTAGAAAATTTTTATGCAAATTCTCAGTATCAAAAACCATTGCTTTATATTGAAAATGGAATGACTCCAGACAAATAAGAAATATTTTTTTGGAATCATTGTCATTAATTAAGTCTGTATGAATTTCTTTCAACCGACCAAGTTTTACTCTGATAGCTGTTTTTATCTCTACAATTTTATCAACTATACTTTTTACTTCTAAAAATTCATTTTTCAAATTGAAGATTTCATCATCCATCTTATTTGTAATATAATTATATTTTTATCCATTTTTCTGGAAACATTGTGTCCGTATTTTCTTGTATAAGTGGTCCAAACCAGATTGAAGGATAGCACACAATTTTATCTGGGTCCTGATTCAAATAAGCTCCCCACCAACTAAAACTGCTATTTGCAATAATGTTGTGCTTGCAGCAACTCATTGAAATCATCTCTTCCCAATCCGCGTTTTCTAAATGTCGCACAAAAACAATTTTGTCCCTAAATTCATTTTTTAGGATAACCACATCTTTCTCTACAGATTCCAAATCTTCTTCTTCGCAAAAATAGTAGACAATGGTTTTGTCATCCAATGTTTCGTCCAATAACAAGATATAGTTGAGTGCATTTACATAATAATCTATCTTCATAACTGGGTGACAATCTTGTAAATCTTTATAATCCCCTCTCCGAAAATGGAGAGAAATACTGTTTTTTTGTTTTATATATTTTTTTTGAAATTTCTCTACATCTATCATTTTCAAAATGGTTTTTAAATGGTCATCAAAAAATTTGAAACTTTGAAAATATCCATTGAGCATGATATTTTCTTTAGGTGCCGCCAGTTTTACAAATCCGTGAGTTCCTTGATTCACCAAAGTAGTTGGTGGCACACTAATAGTAACATGGTTGGAAATGGATGTCAGCAAAGTGTTCCAATAAGTGTTTCGTTTTCCCAGATTCTCATTGTATTCAAATAGAAAATCGATGTTATGTTGTAAAGAATAAGCAATGGTTGCAAAGATTTGAAACAATTGATTTCCAAGACCGCCGTATAATTTACAAGTTACAAACTGCGACATATATGATTTTGATGCTTCTATTTTTTACATAGTTTAGTCAGAATTATATTTTCTTTCATATATTATATTATAAATGGCTGAAAAACAAAAAATGGAAGACCCCGTTGCTGTTGCTGCTGCTGCAGTAGAACTTGAAAAGAAGGAGCCTGAAATCAAAGTCGAATGGTCACCCGAGAACGAAAAAATTGTAGTTGAATGGTGTGATATTGCAAAATGCTATAAATGGTTGCACACCCGAGCACACCAGAATTATTCCACAAAACACGCGTGGTTCACAATTCCCGCAATTATTCTCTCTACTATTTCAGGAACGGCATCTTTTGCCCAAGGCAGTTTGCCGGTATCAATGCAGACGTATGCTCCAATGGTAATTGGATCCGTGAATATTTTCATTGGTATTTTGACAACTATCCAGCAGTATTTGAAAATCTCTGAATACAATGAGTCTCACCGTGTGTCTGCAATTGCCTGGGATAAATTTGCGAGAAATATTCGGATTGAATTGGCAAAACATCCAGATGAGCGTTCTTTAGATGCGGGACATTTTTTGAAAACCAATCGCGACGAATTTGACAGATTGATGGAGACAAGTCCTTCCATCCCGATTCCAATTGTTGATGAATTCTTACAAACCTTCTCAGGCGAAGAAGTGCAAAAATGGTACAAATGTTGTTTGGACAAAAAGAAAAAAGACGACCATAAAATTAAGAAACAAGAAGAATTAAAAAAACGAGCTAAAATGTTTGAGAAACTCAAGAAACCAGATGTGTGCAACATTATTGTAACTTCGGATGATGACCGTCATCCGTGGTACAAGGAGCCAAATGCTTTAAGGAAGAAAGACGACGTTTTGTATTCGGTGGTTTCGCAAAAAATAACTAAGATACAAGAAGAAATGTTGAAGAAGCAAGAAGAAATCAAACAAGAATATGAAGACAAGATTCAGTTAGATAAAGATACAAGAGAACGCGAAGAACAAGATAAAAAACGCAAACAAGAAATACAACAAAAGTTTATGAACGGAACAGTTGCTATTGCAAATAAAATTAAGGAACAAAACCGTCAAATTGATGAGTATGTTCGATTGTTCTCGATGAACCATGGACGCAACCCGTTAAAAGATGAAATTAGTGAAGCATTAAAAACCAAAGTTGATGCTGATATTTTAACCAAATATTTAGATAAATATGGTACTGAAATGATTAATTTAGTAATAGATGAAGAAGATAGCATTGTATAAAATAATGTTTATGATAATAAAAATAAAAATGCTAACAATACAAACCAAATACTGCAACAGTAAATAGTAAATTTAGTTTGATTATACGGTAAATCAGATACAGAGAAAAAAACAATTAATGCATACGCGAGCCACAATCCAAATAATAAATATCTATATTTTGTATTGTTGCTGTCAATGAATGGAAACCCAAAAAATATTTTACCAATGCTTGCTAGAGAACTTGATAATCCACTAAAGGATTGATTCAATGTTTTTGAAACATCAAGTGCCCCTATTGTTGCTAGTGTTGAGCCTGGTCCTAATGGTGTTGATGGTGGTCCTGATGGTGCTGATGATGATCCTGATGGTGCTGATGATGATGCCATAATAAATTATAAAATATAAATATGTTATAATTTTATCTTAAATTTCTGTAAATTGTGTTGGACTTTTAATTGCAAAAAATTGATTTTTATTTGAAAGTAGTATATTATCTTTTAAGTAGATAGAATTAATATTTTGATATGAAATTTGATTTTGTTTATAGTAATCTAGATCATTATTGTCTAAAATACATTCATATTCCATCGGAAATAATGCATATCTTTTATATAAACTTGCATTTTGTAAATCTATCGGCAAAAAACTAAAATAAAAAAAATCACCAATATTATCAATATTTATAAGAAAAGTAGATATGTCTCCTTCATTTTTAGTTACATTTTTAATTTCACTGCCTTCTAGTTTGCATAAATATCCAGTAAAAGGTGATGCCAAACTTTCTTGTACATAAAGCCATTGATTATTTGTAAATAAATCTTTAATTAGATGATCAACATCAAGGTTAAATACTTTAAATAAAAAAAATAGTTCATTTACTGTACTTTCAATATATTCTGAATTTTTTATTTTTGAAAAATAATTATTATGTATATCGTCTATTTTAACAAATGCAAATATAGAATTTTGTTCTGAAATATTTGGTATAAATCCAATATATGTAGGTTCTAATGAATTATTATACATTGTTTTTACAAAATTTATTATTTGTGTTTTAAATTGTACATCTAAATTATCTTCAATAGTAGAATCATCTAAATATCCACCGTTAATGCCTGGGTAAAAATTTGGTTTTTGTTGCTGGTCAAAAAGTGGCTGTGGCTGCGGTAAAATGGGTTGTTGCTGTGGTAAAATGGGTTGTTGCTGTGGTAAAATGGGTTGTTGCTGTGGTAAAATGGGTTGTTGCTGTGGTAAAATGGGTTGTTGTTGCTGGTCAAAAAGTGGTGGTAAAACGGGCTGTTGCTGTGGTAAAATGGGTTGTTGTTGCTGGTCAAAAAGTGGTTGTTGCTGTGGTAAAATGGGTGGCTGTTGCTGTGATATCTCACCAAGGCGTAAATCAAATTTATTTTGACTTTCAAAAATAAAAAATGGCAATGTTACATTTGAATTATTACGTTGAACAATGTATTTGACAAAGGGTGTTTCTGAATTTTTATTTATTGTAAATGCACAAATATATATTTTAAAACTCTCTTTATTGGGTAATGATGTAATTTTATTATATAAATAGTCATCATTTGGATAATTTTGGTTTTCATCATTATTTGAATTTGAAAACATTATATATATACTAATTAAATAATTTAGTAATATATATATAACGAATATGAGTTTATTAAACAATACTAAATATAAATTTACAAATGTATTTGATTCATCTTTAATTATAAATGGTTTTATTGGAGTTTCAGTTGTAATTTTGGGATATTATACATTTTTTGAAAATAATATTGAAATTCCAATTGAATCAGAACCGCAACAAATTTCAGAACCGCAACAAATTTCAGAACCGCAACAAATTTCAGAACCGCAACCAAATTTTGTTGGCGGTAACCATAAAAAAACAAAAAAACGTAAATAGGTTTACAAAATATTATTTAAAGCTTCTTTTTGTTCTGGTGTTAATGATTCTGGAAACTTAACATCAAATTCTAAAATTAAATTTCCATGTATTCCTTCTTTAACCATTCCTAAATTTTTAATAACTTGTTTTGCACCTGTAAATAAAACAACATTTACATTCAAACTGATTTGATTTCCATTTATATAATCCATTTTAAATTTAAATCCACACAATGCCTCTTTCAATGTAATTGTTTTTTTATAACATAAATCGTTTCCTTGTCTTATAAATTCAGTATCATTAGATATGTGAATAATTAAATGAACATCTCCCTTAATTTGTTTATTGCCTATATTTATAATATTTCCATTACCTTGCAAAACAATTATTTCACCATCATTAATTCCTTGTGGAATATTTATATTAATTGTTTCATTTTCATTTATTTTTAATTCATCTTCTTGAATCCATCTTTCAAACTCAAAATGAATGGGTGTTCCAGTAAATGCTTGTTTTAATGTAATATTAATATTTTTTACAATTGGTGATGGTTTTTGAATATGTCTTTGAAAAAACATTCCAGGCATTCCAGGCATTCCATGAATTTCTATATTTGGACCTCCTCCTCCTTGTCCAAAAAGCATTTCTAAAATATTTATTCCACCTGGACCTGAACTAAATTTCATTTCTTGGCTAAAAGGACTACCTGGACCAAAAGGACTACCTGGACCAAAAGGACTACCTGGACCAAAAGGTCCAAACGATCCTCCATGTCCATTTAGTTCCATATCATACACTTCTCTTTGTTGTGGATCACTTAAAACATCATTTGCAGAATTTATTTCTTGCATTTTACGATTTGCATCGTCTTGTTCTTCAGGCAACTTATTTTTAACTTTATCCGGATGAAATTTCATAGACATTGCACGAAATGCTTGTTTAATTTCTTTTTCAGTAGCATCTTTTGAAATACCCAAAGTTTCATAATGGTTTGGCATTTTTATATAAATAATCTGTAAAATTATTTATATAAGTTTTACGAAAATGGATAAATGTCTAAAAAATCCATATAAACATTTTATTATAATATTTTTTAAATGCAAAGTCCTGATACATTTATACTAAAATATAAACCATATTTTATTCGCGATTTTTACCTAGAATCTGCACATACCACTGTGTTAAATGCATTACAAGAACTAGATGACCTAAATTTGTTAATTGTAGGAAACCCTTGTTCTGGAAAAACATCACTAATTTATGCAATTATTCGTGAATATTATGGAATAAATGAAACTTCAGTTTTTCCAGAATACAACATTATGTTTATTAATAATTTGAAAGAACAAGGTATTCAATTTTTTAGAACCGAAATGAAATCATTTTGTCAATCTAAATCAAACATTTTAAATAAAAAAAAAATAATTGTAATAGATGATATTGATACAATCAATGAACAAAGCCAACAAGTTTTTCGAAACTACATTGACAAGTATTCTAAAAATATTCATTTTATATCAGTTTGTTCAAATATTCAAAAAGTAAATGAAAGTTTGCAATCCAGATTGCACATATTAAAAATAAACCAGGTAAATCGCACAAATTTAGAAATGACAATGAATAAAATTATAAAAAAAGAAAATATTAATATTGATAATGATGTTAAAGAGTTTTTATTAAATGTAAGTGATAATTCAATTCGTATTTTAATTAACCATTTAGAAAAAATATATTTACTTGGGCAACCAATAAATATTGAATTGGCTAATAAACTATGTTCTAATATATCTTATGCAAAATTTGATGATTATATTATTAAATTAAAGTTGCGTGACCTAAATGGTGCTATTCGAATTTTGTATGAAATATATGATTATGGATATTCAGTTATAGACATATTAGATTACTTTTTTACATTTGTAAAATTTACTAAAAACTTAGAAGAAAATCAAAAATACCACATTTTGCCGTTTCTTTGTAAGTATATAACAATTTTCCACAAAGTGCATGAAGATGTAATTGAACTTGCATTTTTCACTAACAATTTAATGACTGAAGTTTTTTTTCTAAATTGACTCATAAACAATTTTATTATATTGTTCAGAAAATTTTGAATGATGGTGTAATTAATTCATGCAATAAGATTCTTCATTTTCTGTTTATTTCTTTCGTTTTTTTTTTGTTTTTTTTTGTTTTTCTTGTTTTTTCTTGTTTTCATTCTTTTTCCTCCCTTTGTCTTTGGATTCCAATCTTCATTCCAATAAAGTTTTCTAAAATACTTTGCACTCTCTATATCGGCATTTTCTTCTAGAATTGTGAATACTTTTTTTCTAATTGCATCTACAAAATCAGGAGGCAACCCTCTTACTGGTTCTGGCAACTGAATTAATAATGTTTGTATTAACTCTGTCATACTTTCAGAATTAAAGAAAATAAATTTATGTTCTAACAACTTGAACAAACACAAAACTAAGTTTTTGGATTGTATTATATTTTTAATTAAATCCTTTTCTTCTTTTGGTAAATTATTAAATTCTTCTGATTCAAATAGCTGTTTATTGGTTAAATCAATAATATCTTGCGGTTGTTTTATTCTCTCTAGAAAACCATCTGGGAACCCACTTCTGCTTGCCGCCCGCGCCGCCGTTATTCTGTCATGATTAAATACTTTATCATCAATTCTTACCAAAATTGCTGATACATTATTAACAGAATTATTCAAGCTATCTGCGTAAAATTCTGTTATTTCTTCCCAACTCATCATGTCCTGCACAGTACTAGACAAAGACCGATTACGTTTATCAATAGCATATCCTAATGCTGATTTTCCAATTTTCGATACTTTAAAAAGATCTATACCCGGTTCTCTCAACAACCTCTCAAAAGCTTTAGGGTTTTCACATGCATTCATTAAAGGAGTCATACCTTTTATATCTATATCATTGATATCAGCACCTTTAGATAGCAATACATCAATAACATTCACATGACCCTCAGAAGATGCTTGAATTAAAGGACTTTTACCTAAATCATCTTTACAATTAATATCCGCACCTTGATCTAGTAATTTATTAACACTATTTACATCGCCTTTTTTAGCTGCTAATAATAAAGATTTATTCGACATTTTATATAATAATAAAAGAAAATATTTCTTTTAAAGATCTAAAGAACTCGGTCCCCACAATTGCAATCAGTTTTTACAATTCTTTAACACGATCAAATATCAGGCGTAATGTATTCCAAATAAAATGCTGCATTTATAATAAATGACATCTACACATAATCTTGACATAAACACATACTCTTTAGAAGAAATATTTGGTTTGTTTGATTTGAACTATAATTTGACAGAAAACTCTATGCGTGCTGCAAAGAAAAAAGTTTTAATGATACATCCTGACAAATCGCGGCTTCCTGCAAACTATTTCCTTTTTTATAAACAAGCCTATGAAGTTGTTTTGAACATATATAAACAAAAATCCAAAACAAATGGCGAAGCACCAAAACAGTACAATCCAAATATAGAACAACATGCAACAATTGGCAACAATGAACAGGCCAATATGGATGCCAATATTTCGAAAAAGTTTTCAAACAGCAAGTTCAACGAATTATATGATCAAAATATGGTGAGAAAAACAGACACCTCCAGATTTGACTGGTTCAAACGGGATGAACCAGAGATAGACGATTTTAGTAAAAGACAAGTGAATCCCAAAAATATGGGGTCTGAATTGGAAGCAATTAAGCAAAAACAGGCTGCACTCCAAGTGTATAAAGGTGTTCAAGAGATGCAGAGTGGAGGTGGAACCAGTTATTTTGAAGATGATGGAGAATCCAATGAATATGTGGCGTGCGACGTTTTTAGTAAATTGAAATTTGACGATTTGCGCAAAGTGCATAAAGACCAGACCGTTTTTGCAGTTTCGGAAGCGGATTATAACAAGAGACCCCAATACAAAACAGTGGATCAATTTGTGAAAGAACGCGACGCAGGTGGAAGCGCGCCTTTATCAAAAATTGAGGCATCCAATTTGTTGGAAAGACAACAAAAAGAGAAAGAACAATTGATTATGAACAAGCAACACCGTGACTATATGTTGCAAAAAGAATACGAAGAAAAACAGAAATCGGTTCGTGCGGCGTTTCTCCAACTTCGTTAAGGGAACTACGTTCCCTTAAGATCCCTCCTTTAAATGCAAAGCATATAATCCCTTATTTATAAAGGGAAGGTTCAAAAGGAAACCGTTGGTTTCCTTTAAAAATATCTGCGATTATTATAATATCAAATAATGTTTGACAAAAAATATGCTTACCATTATTTATTTGCAATTGGTGCAATTGGTGTAGCCAGTTATTTTGGCGACAAAATCAAACAGGGATTATCATTTATTGAACGAATCACCTCTTTACGGAATGAATCGACCCAAACTTTGGATTCATAGCACTTACGAGAAAAATGCCCGTCAGTGGAAGGATTTTTACAGCCGAAACACGACCGATTTAAATCAGCCATATATTCATCTTACAATTAAATCCATTATAAACCATTGTGGAGCGGATTTCAACATTTGTTTAATTGATGACGAAACCTTTAGCAAACTTATTCCTACTTGGGAGGTCAATATGGCAACTCTTTCTGAGCCTCATAAATCTACTTATCGTGAGGTCGGAATGTTGCAACTTCTTTACTTGTATGGAGGAATTATTGTGCCGAATTCTTTTATTTGCATGCAAAACTTGGCGCCTCTTTTGGCCGAACAACCCTTTGTTACAGAAATGGTGAATCGCAGTTGCAACGTTGCTTCTAATAAAGATAACCAAAATTTTATGCCATCAACTAAATTTATGGGAGCAAAAAAAGGCTGTCCCATTATACAAAAAATGCTGGCAGAAAACAAAGTAGATGTGAATCGCCATTTTACTACTGAACCTATTTTTTTGGGAAATATTCAACAATGGTTATACAATGAGGTAAATGCAGGGTCTATGCAATTGGTGAATGGCAAACGAATTGGAACAAAGACCAGCAAAGGAAAACAGATTTTACTGGAAGATTTGATGAGCGAAAACTTTTTGGATTTAGATAAAGATGCATATGGAATTTATATTCCAGCTGAAGAAGTTTTGGCAAGACGCAAATACCAGTGGTTGGCCTATTTATCATCTGAAGAAGTCTTGAAAACAAATCCAGTCATAATAAAATATTTAAAATCGTCGGCAGTTGATGCAGTTAATGAATATTTTTCCGAGTCAAATGTACAGAAAAGTGTCTCTACCATTTAAAGGGAACCGTAGGTTCCCTTTTGAACCCTCCCTTTTGTCCCTTTTTAGGTCATCAAAAAAATATAAACAATTTTGATTATTATATTTTGTGTTATTGACGGAGGTAAAAATGAAATGTATAACGGGTATAAAGATTTTATGTAAAATCTTTATATAATATATAGAGCAATATACAACAATGCTCTGCCAAATATTTAAACGCGAAATTCCACATAATATATTATTTGATTTATTAGAAAAAATATGTTTAAAGTCTGACAAATATTATTTTATTGATATTGCCGCATACAATAAACTATTGTTTTTAGATTTAAAAAAAGAATTTATTGATACTTTAACTGAATATTATTTTTTATCAAAAAGATTTTATTTAGAGAGAGAATTCACATACAGTTCTTTCACAAACATTGTCCGGCAAATTTGCAAACATGAAAATATTATATTTGAGTCTGAAATCAAATATAGCCATTCCAAATATTACATAAATTTCTTTATTTATCCACCACTTTCGTAAATATATCAAATAAAATGCATATTTGATATATATAATGCAATTTACAACTCCACAAAAAGTTGTTACTCCAATAATAGAAGAATTTAGTCGTTCTCAATTTGAAGAATTACTCAAACAAAATCCAGGAAAGGTTGTGCTTAAATTTGGCGCAACTTGGTGCGGACCTTGCAAACGAATTGACCCGCTAGTGAATCAGTGGTTTTCAAATATGCCTGCCACTGTTAAATGTGCAGCAATTGATATTGATGAGTCATTTGACCTATATGGTGCATTCAAAACAAAACGACAAATTACGGGCATCCCCGCAATTCTGTGTTTTAACAAAGGCAATGAAAGTTATATTCCAGATTTGAATGTTGTTGGTGCAGATGTTGTTCAAGTCAATACTTTTTTCAAACAAGTTTTGGAATAAGTATGGTTTAAAGGTACAAACTTTGACTTGTTGCTACATATTTAAGTATTAACTTGTCAATTTCAGACAACTTGTGCATTAATTCTACACAATTGCCCATCAATTCACGACCAAGCGTGGATATTTTTAGAATGGCTTTACTAAAATCACCAATAGAAACGCCATTTGCTTCAATTTCTGAAATAACGGACTTGCATTCTGCCTCATTCGTGCATTCACACCACGCATACATGCAATCGATTAAATCATAACACAACCCATCTAGACCAGTGTCTTTCATATGAATTCCGTGTGACTCTTCCAGAACTAATAATTCGGAACGCACTTTTTCAAAAGATTTGATTTTTTCATTCATAAAAGGATGGTCGCAATAATTTGAAAAGCCAGGATAAATTCGGCATTCCTCATTGACGCGCACATCGGTAAAAAGACTTAAAAAAGCAACCAAATCTTTGGCTGAAAATTCTTCAAAGTTATTCCAAGTTGAAAAAAGCCGTTTAACCAAAATGGGGTTAATTTCGGAAACTACTCCGGTAACTAAGGTATATTCGTTTTCGCCAACTTCCTGAATAACACCAACATCAACAAGAACATTTATTAGTCGCTGGACTTTATCCAAAATATAATTTTGGTTTGCACGCAACCTTAGCTGGGTTTCATCCAATGACTTTTGAAACTTCAGATAATCAATATAAAACCCGTAATCTTTTTCAAAATTTGGGTTCTCTGCAAATATCTTGCGAATACTAATATCAATCTCCTTTCTTTTTTTGTTTGCCGAAAATTGTTGTTTTACTAGTAAATCCGAATATATTTTGAGTGTTTCTCTCGATGTTTTAAGATTTACAAATCCATGTTCCTTCTGAACAATTTTATTTTCAATATTTTCTACTTCTCTCAATAATCCAGATGACATCTTATCTAGTTCGGTCTGCAACATTGATTTCATAATGAATTTTTCAATGTCTTTAATTGACACCTTCTCTGCATTTTTGAAAAGATTTAGGACGACAGAATAATAAATCTGGAACTTGCTTTCCAGCTTTTGTGGTTTTCCACACAACACCTCCTTGTAAGTGGTTATGGACGGAAGTTCAAAAAGGTTTGAACAATGAACCACGTGACCAACGGTGTCAATGCCTCGGCGACCTGCGCGACCCGCCATTTGTGTATATTCATGGGGCAAAAGGTATCTGGGCGAATCCCCACCATCATATTTCTTCAAATTGATGAAGACCGCGGTTTTAATGGGACAGTCGAGTCCAATAGCAAAACTTTCAGTTGCAAAAAGAACCTTAATATATTTTTTGGAAATCATAAATTCCACAATTTCTCTCAATACTGGAATCATTCCAGAATGATGGATTCCGATACCCTTCTCCAAAAGTGCTACCAAATTCTGGTATTCGGGAAGACCCTGATATTCTCTCCAATTGGGCAGGCGTTTCAGAATGAATTCGCACTCTGTCTTAACCATATAAGAAACCTTGGAGTCATCTTCTAATAAAGGTATAGTAATTTCTTCGGCGCACTGTTCGACAGCTTTTCTTGAAAAAACAAAACAAATGGCTGGCAACATATCTTGGTCTCTCAGATGGGACAATAAATTATTCAAAACTGTTTTGCGTTTCATCTGTACATCATTTCCGGCCAATGCATCCAAAACCATTTTTGTTTCTTTATAGGTGGATTCATTGAAAACTCCGTCGGCGGAACGAATAGGACAACATTTGTCTACATATTTGCGAAATTTAGCTTCAGTCTCTTTATCTTTCATTTTTTTGTAAAGACCCTCGGTTCCATTTAAATAAACATAATGGGTCAAAGGTACGATGCGCGTGTCGGTGGAACAAATGATGACTTGATTTGAGTCGCCAAGCTTTGAGTCGCCAAGCTTTGAGTCGCCAAGCTTTGAGTCGCCAAGCTTTGAGTCGCCTCTAGCTTCAATCCACCGCGCCGATTTAACCGGGTCATCCAGTGTAGCCGAAAGCATTACCATCTGCACATGTTGCGGGAGCATCAAAATAGTTTGTTCCCACACGTGACCTCGATGTGCATCATTGATATAATGAAACTCGTCAAATATTACACACCCTAATTCATTCTCTATGTCCATTGAAAAAGAAAGCGACGACTCTTTTTGGTTCTTGGACTGGGTGAAAAGTTGATTCATCAAAATCTCAGTTGTCATAATAAGGACTTGAGCAGTTGGGTTTGTTTTAATATCGCCTGTTAATAATCCAAAAGTAATGTCAGGGTACTTATGTGTAAAGTCAAATGTTTTTTGATTCGAAAGTGCCTTGATGGGCGAACAATAAATGACGCGCTTACCCAAACTAGTAAAATGCCGGATTGCAAATTCCGCAGGCAAGGTTTTGCCAGAACCAGTTGCAGCCGTCACTAAAACATGATTTCCATCCACAATGCCTTGAATCGCGTGTTTCTGAAAAGGGCTCAGTTCATATTTAAATAATTTGAAATATTCTTCGTATTTCGAATCATTTGAATAATTGTTGTTGTCAGTTGTTAATACCATTATTTATATGTTTATATATTTATTAGCACAATATATTTATATTGTTTATAAAAGAGAATAAAGATTTTCCAAATAAACAATCAATGGAAAATATTCTCTACGAAATTGAAGACCACGAAGATAATGTACAAAAAATGGACAAACAATCAACAAAATCATATTTGAAGGATTTTGCAGATGATGTAAAAAGCATAAAAAAAACTTACAAGTATAGCAAGACAGTTTATAGGATGACACTTTTCTCTCTTGAACATGATTTTTTAGCCCAAGATTATATTGATCATTACAAGTCACTTTCTTCCAACCTTTATGGAAAAGATTTCATGAGTGAGTTTGATGTTTTTATAATTAGGAAATTCAATGAATGATTTAACTAACATGTTTCATTGCAAGGAAACCTACAATTTCTCTTATATTTGAACTGTCCATCTCCAATAGGTATTTTATTGGCACGCCAGGCTTTACTAGCTTCATCAAAATCAATTGTTATTTCATATTGAGGACCCTTTTTCTTGGGTAAAATACTATGTAATATGGTATCGGGTAAAACACGACGTTGTTTTTCCAATGCATTTGCATTCGCATTTGCATTTGCATTCGCATTCGCATTTGCATTTGCATTCGCATTCGCATTTGCATTCGCATTCGCATTCGCTTCTTCCAATAATTTCTTAGTTTGACTTCTTGTTTGCATTTTTTTATAATTTTGTTTTCTCTGCAGATAAAACAAAATTTATTCAATTTTATAGGTTCAAAGTTTGATTATACAATCTGTAGAAGAAATATGTATGTTCAAGAATTTTTATTTTACGGAATAATATTAATTATTGTGATAAGGTATTTTTACATTTGCATCAAATATCCATTTTGGGCACACATGCCAGTGTATCACACATATGATTATCACAACTTTTTTTCAAAGAACAGTAGAGAAATGCAACTTTTCCCTTATAAAAACAAGTTCTCTAATGCTATCCAAATAAAAACCATAAATTATTATGAACTGAACGAGACGTATATTAAATATTTTTCAGAACTACTTCAATGTTTTTATATTCCTGCAGATGATTTTTTATACACACTTGTAGAGAAAGATATGAAAGCCCGCTTTAGCGGGCATTTTGATACACCCTTTATTTCTTTCTACAATGAAAAGAACTACGTCTCTACATGTAAGTCTTCTGAAAAACAATTTGATATTTTGAGTACAAACGTGGAAATCCAATTGTTTCCAGAACCCAAGGGTTGCATTGCATCTTATCCAGTTCGCACATTTTATCATCCAGTAAATGAATATAAACCAGCCAATTATTTGACTTATATATCGGTTGATCGCGCTTATAAATCACAAAACATTAGTCGCAACCTGATATCTACCCATGACTACAATGTACGAAGACATAATCCAGATATAAGAATTGGGCTTTTAAAAAAGGAGGCTGGTATAAGTGAAGGCGTGGTTCCGCTTATCACTTTCTCTACAGGTTTGTTCAAAATAAGTATCAGTAAGACAAAGCAACGAGTACGCAACATTGTTCAAGTGTATCGACAGAACTGGGATATTATGTTTGACACATTGCATGGATTATTCAAACCCAATGTTCTCTATGATTTTGTTGTTGCAATTGATATTGGTGCAATCAAATCCAGAATTGATGCAGAGATATTATTTGTATATGCGTTTTGCGAAAAGGGTAATGTATTGGCAATGTATTTTATAGAAGATGCCCACATGCTTTATGAAAAAGGCGTCATCACAAATAAAGGACTCCGGTTAGTTGCATCTATTAATAATGGTTTAACAACAGAGATATTTTTTCAAAGTTTTATGGAATGTATTCGAAAAATTCAAAAACAAAAATTGGATTATAAAATGCTGTTGATTGACGACATTGGACACAATGAACAGCTGATGCAATTGATGAATGGAACCATTGAAAAAACTACAGGTGCATATTACTTTATAAACTGGATGTTTCCACATAAGGTGTTGAGAGAAAGAGCTTTTATATTGGTTTAAGTTTTTGCAATTCTGAATTGACTGATTTTAAATATGTAGTAGTAGTAATATCAATTGTTTCTTTTGGTTTTTTATATTTTTCAATAATATATTTATAAATTTTTGGCGATAACAATATATCTTTTCCAACATCAATATCAGTATCAACAACACCTGTTAAAAAAATATTTCGGTTTGGGTATTCGATTAATTTTTTGTAGTATTCATAATTATTGCGAAATAGTCCAGTTGGCAACGTAATTGATTTTGAACTATTTATATTCTTTATGATTTGTTCTGCGACTTTTAATTTTTGATTGTCTTCTATATCATGAATAATAAGGGTTTTGTCATCTACACCAATAACATTATTTGGCGGATTATACTTAAAAAATTGTCCAGCAATTTTTTTTACTTTGTATGAATCAACATCCATCAGATTTGTAAAATTTTCGAGTAATGATATTTCTTGATTTGGATATATTGTATGTTTATTAAGATAATTCAACTTGTCATTGTCATTCATTTTACTACTTACAATTACATAGTCAATTAATTTATCAACATTTTCTGGGGTTTTATCATAATATCCTTTAATTTTTAGAATTCTAGATTTGCCTCCTACAAATTTTTTAGTTTTGGTTTTTATTTTTTTATATTTTTTTCTGAATGATTTTTTCATACTATATATTATTCTGGAGAATTAAAATATATTTTTCTGTATTTTTCAACTTCATCATCTGGAATTCTATCGTATAAAAAAATATGCATAGCTTTTTCTGGGTGTTTCAACATTTCAATAATAAAATGGATTGAATAAACACCACATTCGGACCCACCATTTTGGTGTCTTTTTTTACTTGTAATGTATTTGAACTCAATATTTTCTTTTAAGCCCTGTTCTTTAACATTATTTATAAACTTTGTTATTTCTTTTGGAACAGAACCAGATGCACTATCAAAAAACATAATAATGCGTTTATTTACATCAATAAATAATGATACCCAATGTGATCCAGACTCATTGTGATTATCTAAATTGAATACACTCGCAAATCTACGCTTGCCTTGTTTTAATAATTCTTTTAAATTAAATTTACAAAGGTTATCTTCAACACAGGTATGAGATGATGTATCTATAATATAATCATAATCAATTGGGGTTGTTCCTAAATATTTAAAATCTTTATTTTCCATTTCATACTGTTCCATTACCATATCAATATCAAAATTAGTGAGCCATTCGTTTTTATTTTTAAACCATTCTGGCGGATGTTCGGGTGCAAAAAGTTGTTTTTTAATTTGCGAACGCAGTTTGACATCATCAATTTCATTAATCCATTTTCTTTCATCTTGGCAATTTAATTTCATTTTTAGTTCGTGCCAAATAAGTACCGGTTTTGTTGCAACAATTTTGTTTTCGTGGTCCTTATTATATTCATCTCGAATTTTTAAAAGGACGTCCTGTGTCATACATGATGTAGATACTACTTTTTTATTTTTTACAAATGGACTGCAATTAATCTGCTTCTCTGGTAAATGTGAATCGGCATCAGCAATTTTAATTTTTTGTTTGATTGATTTTTTTTTGAGTTTATTTTTCCATTTTTTAGTTCCTTTCATTATAATATAACTATTTAAAATATCATTTTACAAAAAAAGTATTTGAATTTTTTTGTAAATAAAAAAAATACACATATATAAACTTACCTTTTTCATTTATGCTGCCTTCTTAACAACCTTCTTAATAACCTTCTTCTCAGGTGCAGTTGCAGCTGCTACTACAGGCGTATCGACAACAACTGGCTTCTCCTCAACAACAACTTGTGTAACTAGCTTAGCTGCCGGCTTTTCAGTCTCATCCTCCTCATCACTATCATCAACCCATCCCTTGCCGCCAATCCAAATACCACCGCATTGTAAAACGCAAGCAACATTACTTAACTTCGGCACAAAGTGTGCAGGTGTCATCTCCTCATTCTCGCAAGGAAATATCAAGCTGCCATTTGTATCGTACAACTCAACATTCCATCGATTATCCTTCTCATAGAAAGGCACCTTGGCACTAAGTGTGGGACTCTTGGTCATATCTGGCTTCTTAGTTCCCTTAATCTTGGGAAACTTGAGAATAGGGAAGAAACTGTACTTAAGAATGTCGAGTGTAAGCTTCTCACCCCACCATAACTCGGAATTCTTGACTGCCTCATTCAAAATTGCAGTTTCAAACGCCTTTACCTTATCCAAGAACATAGTCGAATTCTTGGTCGCATACTCTTGATTGGGAAAACTGAGCGAAATACTAAACTTTCCATCTGAAACACCGGTAGTTTGATCGACAAAATCACTAATTCCCCAAGTAGTCATAAGGGGCGATGAAATGTGTAATCCGCGTCCAGTTTGGTTACTAATAATATTGATTGACTTTCCTTGCTTATCATTTACCTTAGGGGGAGTGAAACGAATCGAATCAGGGACCCAGGTATTAACATCGAGGACAATAGGTTGAGACTTGGTAGATGACATTTTTAGTTCTGATATACTTCTATTGGTGTTTTGGCTTTATATGTGTTCTAAAACTTGTTTTATGCATATGAATTATATATTTTTTAAAAGTTCAATTTTACATGTTTTAGATTTTACAAAATATTTTTTTTAGGATCCCTTATAAAACACTTTTATAAAAGTGATTTATAATAATATTCTATATAACAAATATAGATTATGCTTTCAAAAATGGCGAAGCCAGAACCCAAAACAAACTATAAAGAAATTTCAAAAATAGATTTATCAACAGTAAAACTGCCAGAACTTAAGAAGTATGCAAAAGACTTGAACATTAAAATTTCTGGAAACAAATCAGAAATCAAAGCGCGAATTGAAAACCAAATTCTTTTAATAACATCTGCAATCAAAATCCAAAAAATATTTAGAAGACATCTGGTTTCAAAATGGATGGAATTAAAAGGAACACGAGAGAACTGTGTAAATGATACTGATTTCTACACTTTAGAACCATTAAATGAAATTCCGTACCTGTATTTTATAAAATATGTGGATGTATCTCACAATGTAAATTATGGATTCGATATTAAATCTCTCTGCACATTAGCAACCAAAAATAAAAAGTTTGAAAACCCATACAACAGAGAAAATCTCAAAACAACATTTGGTGCAAAAATGGTGAGGGTTGTAAAACTAACCAATATTCTATTTCCAGGAAATGATTTGATGATGGATATTGCAAATGTATATGAATCATCTACTACAGTAGCAACAGAATCTTTCTCTACATTTTTTCAAAATTTAGACCAATTAACGTTGGACCAACGCATAACAAATTTGTTTATTCATATTGATAGTCTTGGTAATTACACAAACAAAGAATGGCTAACTCAATTAAATGAAGAACGTCGTTATTACTTGGTAGTCAAAATAAACCAATTGTGGAATAAAATATCAAATGCATTGCGACGACAAATATGTCCGCACATATCACCTTTCTCTACAGGTTTTTTTGGAATTTCACCCGCATTCATAAATAATGAAATGGTTGTTAAAATGGCGGAGGTTTTGGTCTATAGTGGCATAGACAATGAACATAAACAATTAGGTGCAATGTATTTTTTATCTGGATTAACTTTGGTTTCCGTGAATGCAAGAAATCAAATGCCATGGTTATATGAAAATTATTTTACCATTGTGAGGTAGGTAGGGAAACCTACGGTTATTCAGCCCTTTGGGCTTACGTCCTACGACCCCTTCCCTTTATTTTTATAATTAAAGGAGGGGGGTGGAGCGTTAGTTGCTTGCATCCATAGGATTCTTATACCTTTAGAAAAACTACGTTCTCCCAATTTTATAATTAAGGAGGGGGTTTGGGGCGTAAGAGAAGCTTCGCTTCTCTGAATACGTAGTTCTCCCAAGACCATTTTATGCCACAAAATTGAAATATAAATACAAATGCGTAAAACTACTTAAAAAACTAACGCTATAGAGTGTATAATAAAATGGTCCGAAAAACTAAGTCTGATGCCCCTGTTGCTGCCCCCACTGTCACTGTTACCGTTGAGTCTGCCCCCGTTGTTGAGAAGAAGCCCAAGTCCGAGAAGAAGCCTAAGGCTGTTGCTGCTCCTGTTGTTGCCGCTCCAGTTGTTGAGACCCCCGCTCCCGTTGTTGAGACCTCTACACCTGTTGAGGCCCCTGCTGAGGCCCCCATTGATGCATCTACCCTTGCTTCTAAGTTGAACGACTTTGGCTCAAAGATTCAACAGGTTACCACCATCCTCTCTTCCATGAAGGCGGATTACAAGCTTCTTGAGAAGTCAGTTTCCAAGGAACTTAAGGCTGCATCCAAGTCCAAGAAGGGCAAGAAGGCTTCCAGTGGAAACAGACAGCCCTCGGGCTTTGTCAAGCCTTCTGTCATCACTGAGGAGCTCATGACGTTTCTTGGCAAGGAGCCCGGAACTATGATGTCCCGCGTTGAGGTCAGCAAGGGAATCAATGAGTACATCACAACCAACAGTCTTAAGGACAAGACTTCCGGAAGACAGATTAACGCTGATGCCAAGCTTGCTGCTCTTTTGAAGTTGGGCAAGGAGGACGTGCTTACCTACTTTAACCTCCAGAGATTCTTGAATATTCACTTTGTCAAGAAGCCGGTTGCTTAAGTAAGGGAACCTTGGTTGTAGAAATGCATAAAAAAAATAAAAATAAAATATTTTGCCGATGTCATTGGCAACAAAAATATCATTTTTTTTAAATGATATTTTTTTTCAAATACTTAATTGTAATAAACTTTTTCATAAAAAAGACATAATTACAAAATAGTATAAAGATTCTGCACCAATAACCCTTATAAAATGTCCGAAGGTATCCAATATCAGATTGAAGAGATTGAATCAGAAACACCTCAGCAAACTAGCGGTATCCCAAAACATATTATTGATTATATTGCCAAAGCAAAACCTCATTTAATTATTTTAACCCCTTGTTACAATAGCAGTATGTACGTTACTTATACTGAGTCTCTTTTACAAACCATGTTTATGTGCAAAGATATGGGTATCAATGCAACCGTCCATTTTTGCAGGAATGACAGTTTGGTTTCCCGCGCCCGAAACAATTTGATTGCTAAGGCAATGAATATTCCTACTGCTACTCATTTTATTTTCATTGACGCCGACATTACGTGGAGTCCTTTTGATATATTAAAACTCCTAGTTGCAGACAAGCCCATTGTTGGCGGTATTTACCCAATCAAGAATTACGAGTTTGATAAACTGGCTACAAACCCCAATATGGTTGGTGATATTTTTAAACGTAAAAGCCAGTCTCAGTTGAAAGACGCATTTTCAAACAAGGAATATTTGCAAACAAATATGGTAAGATATAATATTAATTATAGTTCAAATATGTTGGAAATAGAGAATAATCTAGTTAAAATCAAGCATTTGGCAACCGGATTTATGTTGATTAAGCGCACCGTGATTGAAGTCATGTCCAAAGCATTCCCCCAAACCAAATATGTAGATGACGTCAATTTTCTTTCGGGTAAGGAGAACGATTTTGCTTATGCTTTATTCGATTGTGGTGTGGAAGATGGACATTATTTATCGGAGGATTGGATGTTTTGCCACCGATGGCAAAAGATGGGCGGGTCCGTTTATGCAGATGTCACTATAAATTTGGATCATACTGGCATTGAAACCTATAAAGGTTCGTTTATTTCATCACTGATGTAATATGGCAACATACTATAATGAGTTGTGTTTTTACCAATGATGGTGGGATAACTGTTTCTTTAATAGAACATCCATTTTCACAAACGTTTGCATCCCGAAATAACCATGAGGTTTTGTTTAGACGGATGCACACATATTTAATGGATACTGGTGTAATCAAAAACAATATTATTGATTTGGGGGCGTGGATTGGCGACAATACGATACCTTGGTCAAAGCGAAGCGGCAGTGACGCAAAGCGATCCGTCGTTTATGCAATTGACCCATCCAGAGAGAACTGCGATTTTATCCAAATAATGTGCGACCATAATCAAATTGATAATGTGAAAATATTTCAAACTGCAGTCAGTGATAAAATGGAAACCCTGTCAACCAATGATGATATGTATCACTGCACATTTGCATCAGATGACCAAGGGCGAAATAAAGTAAATGCAATTACATTGGACCATTTATTTAATATTGGAGAGATTGAAAATATTGGATATATTCATTTGGACGTAGAAGGAATGGAATACAAGGTCATTTTAGGAAGTGAAAAAATTATTGATACATACAAACCCATTATTACTTTTGAACAATAGTTTATTTGATTGACGAAGTGTTGCCTGGATGCAGACCTGATTGTCGCAATTCCATCGCTTTTCCCAAAGAAATATTTGACCCAAGCATTGTTACAAAAATTCACCAATACATTGGTAAAGAAATTTTGTTGCCTTTTTTTTAAAATTTATATATTTTGTAAAAATTATATAAATAATTTTATATGTATCGCCAAATATGCGAAAACGCATTTTACACAGCTTGTGTAAATGGGTACCTAGATGTAGCCAAACTTATAAAATATATAAATCCAGAAATCAATGTTCCAGTGTCCGCATTTTGTTTTGCATGCGACAATGGATACTTGGAAGTGGCAAAATGGTTGTTCGAAATTAATCCAGACATTGATATTTCAGAAGACGTTTTTTGCTACAATGGTCACTTAGATATAGCTCAATGGCTTTATAAAATCAAACCGACCATTATTGACGATTCACATTGTGTATTCTTATGGTCCTGCAAACAGGGTCATTTACTCATGGCACAATGGTTGCTAGAAATAAATCCCGACATTGATATTTCGAGAGACGAAGAACACGTGTTTCGCCACACATGCAAACACGGTCATTTGGAAGTTGCAAAATGGCTGCTCCAAATAAAACCCGAAATCAATGTTTCAGCATGCGACGAATACGCTTTTTGCTGGGCTTCCTCAAATGGTGATTCAGAAATGATAGAATGGTTGCTCCAAATAAATCCCGAAATTGATTTGACAGCATGTGATGAAGAAGCATTTCGCACGGCTTGTAAAAATGGCCATCCAGAAGTAGCCGCGTGGTTTTGCAGATTGAATCCACTCAAATATTTTGCCATGATTTATAACAATGCTATTATTTCGTGGAAAATAAAATATGTAATTGAGTATGAAGGGTCTGAACAAAACGGTTTAGACAACATTCTTTGTGGAATATGCTATGAAAATAATGTGACCCTAAAGTCGGCAATTTGCGCCCATTCTTTTTGCAAACCCTGCATACTCAGTATGTTTAAATTTTACAATAATAATTGTCCATTCTGTAGGAGAGAATTCACAAAATTTGTAAAAATAACATAGATGCATTTGTTATATTTATTGTATAACAAATGTTTGACCCATCACTCTTAGAGTTAGAAATTTTTGCACCAGATAACAATGCTGTTAAAGAATACATCAAAACTACAAAATCATCTTGGTCCAAAGGTAATTATTGGCTTGGTGGACAAATTAATTTGAGCCCCGCTGATAAAATTACGGACGAGTTGTGCAACAAAGTGAGAGAAATCTACAAAATTGATTACTTTTGTTGCAACAGTTTTGAAATTGCAAGTATGAATGATAGCAAAACACTTTTTGATGAAATACAAGTAGTTGCACAACAGTTCAGAGAAATGATGAAACAGCGGACTCTGGACGAGCTTAATAAAACAAAGTTGAACCAGGATGTCAATAAAATAATAGTTTCGCTATGTGAATAACTTTCTTTGAATGTGTTATATGAACGAGATAGACCAACTTACATTGAA